AGTGCATAACTAATTACATCCATCTTACAGTCCTCTCCATGTCATGTTGTCCTTGTCGAATACAAAGACGTTGCCAGTGTCCATCTCAAGAAGAATCGACCCATTCTCCCAATCCAAAGGCTTCGTGTCCGTGGAAAGGCAAACACCCTCACGGCACTTGACGTTTTCCATAGCATTAGCCATAAGTTCTGAATCTTTCTCAGAATACTTTTTATCAGTAATTGTAACCATTATAGCATTTTCTTTCTTTATGAGTATGTCTTGATGACGTTGATTGCGGTCGTAGATGTCTTGCTCACAACAAGAATCTGTCCGTTCTGACCGTTGACAAACGTTGCTCTCGCATCGCCGTTTCTTATACTGCCGTATCCGTTTAACTGCCAAGCACCAGTTCTGAAAATATAGCAGACAAAAGTTATGTCTCCCAAATTACGGTTCAGGATGTCTTGCAACATTGCTCCGATTGCTCCGACATCAGACCCGGCAGAGATTGCGGTAGCACGAAACACATAAAAGTTTGTGGTTCTGTTTGAGAGTCCGCTGATTGTTGACTCGGCGGTTGTCATGCGTGTGCCAAGCGCAGTAATTGACTCGCCCATACTCGTGAACTTGTCAGCGATGAAATTAAGCATACTTGATAAAATGTTCATATCTCTCTACCTCTTATGTGGGCGCTACCCAGCCGATGTTCTCAAATGCCGTAATAGCCGATGAATCAATCAACTCGTCAGCAAAGTGTGTGATAAAACTGCTTATCGGAAGAAGCCCGACATCCCCTGTGTTTCCACTTGCTTGCAGTACGATGCTATCAGCCGTGGTAGGATTCGTGTTCTCCGGCAGAGTATAGACTGGAAGATACGTAGGCGAATTAGCCATTACATCACCCCCTCATCAAGAATCTTATTGATCTTAGCAGTAGTTGTTTTGTTTGTGGTTTCGGCAAGGTCAGCCATCGCTTTCCTAAGTGCCTCAAGTTCCTCTTGTGCAATCTCCGCTTCTGTCTTAGGACGGAGTTTTACTTTAACGATGATAACGTCTGTGACTACGATGCTTCTTCTGACAACTACCATGTTGTGATAATCGTCAATATTGAAAGCGTAGTCAGTCATGCCATCAAACGAATTCAAAATCTCACAGGCATCCTCGACTGTACTTGCCTCGATGGAGAAATCACAATAGATGGAATCATCTCTCACATAATATGTGTTCTCGTTATATGTAATCGTCATATTAATCCCCCACTGAGTATTTGCCGTAGCAAGTGCCTACAAGCGTATAGCTTGATGCAAAGTCGCTCTCATTAAATGCCGTCTGCACACCTGAGACAAGTCTACTAGGAGTCCAAAGACCATTTTGAGCAAGCATGGATGAGCCGATATTCGCTACCATCAATGTTCCACTTGCATTAAACATCTGCAATGTGCCACCGCTTATAGGAGTGATAGCCGGAATGTCTGTATTAAGTGATCTCAGAAGTGTAGGCGATATACCAAAAGAACTTGTACCGCTACCAATGGTAGTCACCCTAAGATTGAAGTCAAGGCGCATGATGTCATTCAACTCGTATGTGCAAGTAACGATGCCGTTGACCACAATGGAAGTACCGCTCATGCAGTTTCCTTCGGCTACCATAACAGGCGGTACGTCTGCAAAAATGTCGCTTGTAGAATTTCTCTCAACAAGTCTTACACCGTGATAAGTAAGCATTGCTGCCTTGAGATAATCGGACGAAACCGCTCTCCACAAGAAACCGTCATCAGTGCCTTGGTAGTAGCCCATTGTAGGCTTGTTAGGACTATACACACCGATAGAATAGGCTTGCACCATAGAATATGTCATTCGGTTGTTGTAGCCGAAATAAATCTGTCCAGCATTTTCCCATCCTTCAATCTCGGTTGCCTCTCGTTGCTCAAATATGATTCCGGCAGTCACATCTCTGTCACCCTCTTTACCTCTGAGCCTTACTCTCGTAAGTCCATTGGATGACATAGCGATTATGTTACCTTCAATCTCACCGCCCATCTGCAATTTTGTAAGATAGGCTTCTCCTGTCTCCATGTCGATGTAAACACTGCCGTCCTGAGACTGTAAGATGCCAGTGGTAATCTTGCTTGCGGAAATATCGTTAGCAATAACTCGGTTACTGATGCAATCGTCCATAAGAGCGGACTCGCCAAACTGCATCTCATCCCAAGATTCGCCGTTCCACATTTTCATTGTTCCATCGACAGGATTAAGCCAAATGTCGTTAATGGCCAAGTCGTTAGATGCTGATGGGTCTGAGTCCTGCACGTATGGCTTACCCAACTTATTTGTTCTGATAATTGTTAAAGGTTGGCTAATCATCCGTACACCTCTGCCGCTCTAACTGATAACGGCACTCCGCTTCTGTCCGTCAATACAAGTTCATTCCCATTGCTCAGAAGAAAAGGATTAACACCTTCTTCAATAGGCTTTGTTTCAAAGTAAATGCCAGCCGCATAATCGCAAAGAGCATCGCTGACTGGAATCGTAATCTGTTTGCCACCATCCAAGTACTGACCGCTCATGCCATCCTTGGTAATCCACCAACGGTATATGTATTCCGTACCCTCAGTGTCAACCTCATTCATGTCTCGGTCATAAATGATAGCCGTGAGGTCGGCGGTAGTGTCGTAGGTAAACGCAGTACCCTTGTTGCTGACAATATATGGCTGATAGCCGCTTACCTCTGCCATCTCCTGTGCAGCCTTGGCAATCCTGTCAGCTTCTTGTGCCTGCCGGATAGCGTTCTCAACCGAAATATTCATGTTGTTGTAACTGCCAGTCGGTCTGAGGTCGTTGTCTTCCTTGCTTTCAAAAGCACACACCGCAGTCTGAGTCAACTGCTTGTTGTATGTCGTGCTTGTCACAGGGAATAGATAAGTGTAATTTGCATATCTGTCAGTGACACTTAGCACATCTCCGGTTTGCAGACATGGATTAGCCAGTAGCGGAAGAGAACCTGGACGGAACTCTGTATCAAAAATGCCACTAGAGACATTCGTGCATACCGTAGTGTAATTACTTGCCGTGATATAAGGATTGCTTTCAATCTTGATGATTCTGTCATCTGTACCGTATAGGTATTCGACATCTTCCAGTGTTCCATCGGAGTTTGCCTTTCTGTAAGTCACCTTAACACCAGTAACCTCAATAGGACTCGTCCAAAGGCTCTTCCCATCGAATGTCGTAGCAAGATTCACAGGATTCTCAAAATCATACCAACCGATAACAAGATGCCCTAACTCGTTCATTCGTGCGTAGCATCCGATACACTCACAAGCATAGGAAAGCATTTGCCTGTCTGTAAGGCTCATATCCTCTCCCGAAGCGTCTTTAGGAGCGTTTAGAACGAAGTTACCATTGGGCATGGTAGTTGTATCTAAGGTCATGCCGTTAGCGGTGCAAATAGCCGTTACAAGGGCTTGTACAGTGGTTGGATAAGTGATAGGAGTCCTAGACTGGTCAAGCAACTTCAAGCCATCCATAGCCTGACAGTTAATGATGTTTCCGCTAGTTGTATGACTGGTGACATAGTAGATGCCTTTGGGAAGATATTCGTTTACTCCGTCAATCTCAAAGTATAGGAACGGAATGACAACCGCACCTTCAAAGTCGATGCTATCTAAGTTTCTATCGAAGTTTGTCAGTCCAAAGTTGAAGCACCCGATGATTGCAGAGCCGACTGTGAAAGCACCGTCTTGAGAAGTGGCATGGTTAAACGAAACACTGTTCGCCCAAAACTGTCCATCCTCAAGCCATATCGTCCGCCCATTGGCAGATATGAGTTGCATCCTTACAAGAGGTACTTCACCGTTATTGATTTTGGCTTTATAAGCCTCGGAACAACTAATCATGGGATTTTACCTCTCAATAATGTCAAACTTGATAGTCTCGTACAGTTTGCTCTTGACCGTCCATATCTTGACGTTGCCAGCCCTGTCTCCTACATAGAAATTCTTGATTTGCCAAGCATTTTCCAAAGGATCAAAATATCTGACATTTATGTATTCGGGATTAAAAGCACTGAGAATTGTACTTGCAACACTAGGAGTAACTGCACTCCACTCCAATTCCAACTTTCGTTTCTGAGTGACACGGCCTTTGTACATATAGCCAGTATCATCCCTTCCGCTCTCCCCGATACTTACGTCTTGCAGACTCCAATTTAACTTAGACGGATTCGGCATATCCACACCGTCAACTCTGATTAGTACATCTGCCATATCTATACCTCATATATGTAAAAGGGAGACAGACTGTGACATCCATCTCCCCATTGATTTAGTAACTAAACTGAGCAACAGGATTGTATCTCTTGTCGAGGCTACGATTACCCTGATTCACCGCTCTAGCAAGTACCTCATTATTCTCTGTGTATACCGTAACATTGTTGTTAATCGGACGTTGACTCATGCTATCCATCATACTAGCCATAGCTGGAAGTACTCTCATAGCAATAGCATCCGCAATCTCATCGCTATTGGAAGTTCCCATTCCACCCGAATCGACAATCGCACTTGCGATCCTCTTCATCGTGGACTTCCTCTCAAGAGGGATAGCCGCTTCTGCTCCGGCTTCGCCGAAGACCTGGAATCCCATCGGGCCAGTAAACAAACCGCCTTTTGCATGGTACTCAGTCCAAATGTCTGCAAGAACTTGTCTTGTGACACCGCCAGCACCATTAGCAATTCCGGCTACGACCTGAGTGGCATTTGTCTCAATATCAAGGTGAGCAGTTACCCATTTGTCTTTTAGGTCGGTAAACATATCCCACGCAGTATTGAAAGCACCAGTCCTAACGCCGTTAGCCGTCTTGGTAGCAGTATTGCTGACAACACTGTTGTATGCGCTCTTCATAGTGTTGAACGCACTCGCAATAGCACCACTAGCAGTCTTGGTAATAGTCGTTGTGCCGATACTGTTATACTCAGTCTTTGTGGTTCTAAAAGTACTGGCAATAGTACCAAGCGCAGTCTTTGTGGCAGAAGTTGTAGCGACACTAAAGTAATCTTTAGCCATCACTTTGTAAGTGTCATCTTCTTTGCCCTTCAACGTCTTGGTAACAACAGGGTCTTTGTGAAGTGCAAGTTTCTCGGCAATGAGTTCCTTGTACGAGGAATCAGTTTCACCTTTCAGTTTAACTGTTTGAATTTGTGTGCTATATCCAGCGGCGTTTTGTTTCGTCTGAGGCTGTTGAGGTTGATTGGATTGCTGATGACTAGGAGCAAGGTTCTGTCCGTGGAATTGTTCAACTCCGCCATGTTCTTGCGTCCATTTGTTAAGCCACGTTCCAAGTGCAAGCGCACCCAACATGATTGAGCCGCCAACCGCAATTGTGCCGACAGACAGTGTGGAAAGTCCTGACAACAAACCACTAGAAGCCGCTCCGCTAGCACCACTAGTAGCCGCACCAGCCGCTCCGCTAGAAGTTGCACCAGTAGCACCACCACCAATGCTAAGATTGGGGAACAATCCTGATATGATGGAAATTGCTTTACTCTTAAACCAATGACCGAAGATTCCGGCGGCAAGCGAAGCACCAGCCTTTGCACCGATTATAAGTGCAATTCCACCCCAAGGAAGAGATGACAAGACCGTTGCAAGTTTATAGATAAACTCACTCTTATCAACTTCTCCTATTGCCTTTGCAAGACCGCCAAAGATCGTATCTCCGACAAGTTGCAGAGCATAAGAAGCATCTTCCTCGTCAAATTCTTCGAGGAAACTGTTTACAAATTCGGAGAACGAAGAAGCAAGTTCATCCCTTACCTCTTTGTCTTTCAACATCTCAATCAGCGTATCTGAGATACCATTAGCGAATCCGGCAAGAGATTTACCCATATCGCTAAAATCAAGTTCATCAAGGAATCCAAGAAGACCGCTCTTGAGTTTTCCACCCAACTCAGTAAAGTCGAATGTCTCAACAAATCCACCGAAGAAGTCCCATGCCATCTTGAACTTATCAGCGATGAGCCTACCAAAAGCATTGGCATCCCATCCGTCAATCGTGGCGTTAATACCCTCGGCAAAGTATGTGCCGTAGTTTCTCCATTCAAATCCTGTTATCCACTCTCTCAGAATATAGACAACATCATTGAGTCCTCTAGCGAATGTCCGTCCAACCAACTTCCAGTCGATGAAAGTCATCATGGAATTGAACGCATCCTGGAATGGATGGATGAAACCGTCTACAATCTTCGGCTTAATCTTGTTGTAGTCAAGCACATCATAGATGTATTCAAATCCGGCATTAATACCCTCGGCTACGATACGTCCAAGGTTCTTCCACTGTTTCTTTTGAAACGCCTCACGAATACGTGCCGCCCAGCGGTTTATAGCCTGAATGGTAGGAGAACTATCAATGTCAATATTAGACAAATCCTCAAGCCCAAGGTCTGCAAGTCCACCAAGACCGCCAACTCCACCGCCGCCACCGCCGCCACCTGAACCACCACTTCCGGCAGATTCAGTATCTTTAGCAAGCTGATTGAGTTCATCGAACGGTAATACTGAGAGTTGTTTCTTTAATTCTTTTGCCGCTTTTCCGGCACTTCCAAGACCGTCAGAAGCACCGCCAGCGCCACTTCCAAGATCACTCATAGCATCGGCTGAGTCATCGAGATAACCAGCCATTTCGTTAGTGACACCTTTTGCCGCCCCAAGTGCTTTCCCGAAAAGTGTAAACATAAACTGACGGAATATGTTTGCCGCCGTTATAAGCCTACGGATAAGTGCGTTAAGCCAACTGATTGCCGGAGCAATGGCAGAGATCAATCCTTGTCCAATAGTGGACGATAAGGACTGGAAGTTTAATTGAAGAAGCCTAATTTGGTTGGCATAAGTTTGTGATGTCCTGGCGAAGTCTCCCATAGCATACTGAGAAGCATTAAGGATGTATTCATACCTCAACGCCATCTGAGTTGCTTGATCCATTTCCTTCCAAGATGTGTTAATGCCCTTACTAAGTGCGAAAGCCTCAAGGTTAGCAACGCTCATGTTAATGCCGATGCTTCGTAACGGCCTGTTCATTCCGGCGAGTCCGGCTTGAATCTTGGTCATTGCCTCATCAACATTCATGTCGTAGAAGGATGCAATATCGCCAGCCCTTTCAATCAAGTCAGTAGTCATCTTAGCGGCACTATTTCTCATGCCCTCAGAGACATCAAATCCACTTGAATTGAACATGGACATTAAACGTCCGGCATACTGTTTAGCGGCAAGTTCAGAAACGCCAAAGTTATCAATCGTGGTCTTCGCCCAATCATAGGTATAACCCGATATATCCTGATAGCCTTTCTTCAAATTGCCAAATGCAGTATCAATGACGTTCTCAATCTCAACAAGAGAGGAACCTACTGTTACGGCTTCTTTAGCCCAATCGAATATTCCTCTGATTCCGTAAAACGGAAGTATCGCTCTCAGAAGATTGCCAAAACTAAGTGCAGTTCTGTCAATGCCATTTGCCGCACCTGGAAGAAGCCCAATCCTCTGCATGAATTTGCCAAGAGCGGAAGCACCTTGTCCACCAAGCCTAAGAGATATATCGAGAATACCTTTCAGACTACTTGTAGCAGACTTAGCTGCATTTCCAAACGCTCCACTAAAAATATTGTTTCCACCATTGGCACCGCTGGCACCAACATCGTCAAGTGCTTTTGCGGTTTTCTGCCCAGCCGCCGCAAGATTGCCAAGTCCTTGTATTGTCATTGCAAGGTTGTCGCTAATCTGCGGAGCATTACGCATAGCCCTCAAAAATCTGAGAACAGCCTTGGTGAGATCATCGAGATTAGTGGCAGTATCTTTTACCTTGCTTCCGGCAGTAGCCAGTCTAGCAAGTGATGAAATAAACTGACTGAGCGAAGAGTCGATTGAACCAAGGTCTATAAACGACTTAGCCGCGCTCCTTAGTCTAGGAACAAGAGCATCAAGTCCGTATGCGGTCTTACGTGCGTTATCTCCGGCATTTGCAAGCCTAGCGAGTGAAGAAATGAATCTGTTAAGTGTCTTATCAACTCCACCAAACGATGCGAGGTCTTTTGTTAAGTCAACAATCTTCTCAAACGCCGTAGGATCAAATTTAGTAATGTCCGTGGAAACCAGTCTGCGAAGCGCATTAACAAAACCGTTGATGTTACCGCTGTTGGCACTAGACTGATTCATCTGAGATATAGCCTGTGACATTCTCTCAAAGTTACTTGCGTACTCGGGGAGTTTGGCAATGTCTATAAGGCTAAATGCGTGTTCTACATTCTGTCTCAGCCCTTGCTCATCAATTTTTATCTGTATAGGCTTCGCTGTATATGTCTTGTTATCGGTAGCATGATTTATCGCTCTCTGAATCTGCTCCTCAAACCGCTTTTGGTCAATGTCCAAGTCGAGCGGAATCTTGCCAGCAGATTCTCTCATGTTCTTGCCGATGTTTTCTTGCAAAGTGGAATCAATGCTTTCCATCAAACTGTTGACATCAAAGCCAATTCCATTGAGGATGTTGTCATCCGTTATTTTCTGCGGTTCAAGTGCAGTTCTGAGTTCTTGAAGCCTATCTGCAAGAGCTTTAACCTGATCGCCAACCGAAGCGGCAGATGCACCAAGGTTTTCAAATACATCCTTATGTTCATCTACAATCTCAGCCCAATTCTTATCGGAACTTTCTGCTCCTTTTTTTAGATTAGCGCCAAAGCCTTGACCGAAAAGAGATTCTATCTCTGTGGCAGACAAGTTACTTGTACCTACCACAATCTTTTTGAGTTCGTTATACTCTTTGAGATAATCGTTCTTTACGCCTTGCAACTCTGCAAGGCTCATCCGGCCTCTCTCAGTGATAATGTTGAAAATGTTGCCAATGGCTTCGTTGGCGGCACCGCCGTTCTCATTTGCCAGTGCGCTGATAAGTTCCTTGACCTGAACGGTCATCTCAGCAATACCTTCACTGTCAACGTTGTATTTCTGTCCAAAGGCTTTAGAAATTCTGCTTGCGCTCTTTAAGACATTCTTCTCCGCATCCTGTGTGGCATATTTCAGCCTCTCGGCTTGGTCAGCACCCGATACAGATAAGGTAATGTCAACCTTTTTATCTTTGAGATTACTAAGGTCAATCTTGGATAATCTAGTTAATCCGCTGATTGCACTGTTAAAATTTACTCCTGCAATTTTGTTCAGCCCATTAGCAAGTGCTTTAAGGCTGTTAGCTGAGTTTACAAAACTCTTGGCACTTGCAGATGCACTTTCCAAATTCCTAGCCAAGTTTTCAAGGCTTGCAATAGCAGAACTGGCATCGGATGAAATTTGCAGTTGTAATTCGTCTACTTTCTGTGCCATAGCGTTTATACCTCAATAAAAAAACAGGCAAGAGAGTGTTATTTCCCTTGCCCATTCTTACTTCTGAAATTTTCGTTATAAACAACCGCCCACGCACAGAACTTATTAAAATCTTCTTCGGGAGTACTTTCCTGTTGGCGTTTGTCCGTCCGCATTATAGGTTCTTTCAAGTACTTCGCTCTCGATTTCTTTCCGTTTAAGGCGTTGCTTACTGCGACACCCACGGCATTAGTAACGTACAATCCCATGAGCCACATGTGGTAATCGAGTTGTTCTTCTCGCATCTCTCCCATTTCTCGATATGGCTCTAGGTCAAAGGGATTCGAATCCCAAAACTTTTCTTCTGACACTCCTAACAGTAGGAATGATGGAAGAGTTACGTGTCGGACTCGCTCTGCGTAGGAGTCATAGCGATCACTCTCGCCGGTTCGTTCTCTATCTCCGTCTTCGCCGTCTGAGCCGTCTGCTCCATCTGAGTCATCTCCTGACCCATTTTGGCGATGGCTGATAAAAAACCGTTCTTCTCCAATTCTCCTTGAAGGTCTTTGAGAAGTGTAGCCGCATCCTGTTCGTGTTCCTCGGTTGACTCATCCTCGTAGTCATCTAGCATATCAATGATCTCACCGATACGCTTCTGTCTCTCTTCATCAGAGCCGTAGCCGAACTCTTTGGAATGGTATTTCTGCAAGCCTACAAGAAGAAGCTCTGCCGTGGTATCGACAAGGTTGTTGATAAGTCCTTTGACAGTACCATCTTCGGTACTACCAATGTTCATAACCCTGTCAAGGATGTCGTTCTCACAAACGGTTCTATAGCCGTAACGTACTTTGTACTCTTTGCCGTGAATTTTGAAAATATACATATAGTCACCCTCCAACTTGACTATTGATAATGCTTATCAGGTTGTGGTAAGCGCAGCAACCGTAACTTCGGTAGAAGGATATACGGTAACGGTCATCTCAATGAGGCCATTAACCTCGCCTTCATTGACGTATACATCGTACTGACCTTCCCATGTTGCCTTTGCATTGGAAGAACCGCCGAAGTCAAGCTCGAAGAATCCAGGTGTAAGGGCGTTGGTCTTCAGTGCGGTGTAACCGGCAAGCGTAAAGTTCGCTGTGAAGTTCATATTTTCGACAGACTGGACTCCAGGCCATTTGTGTTCACATCGGTTCGCTACGCCGATGCCGTTCTCTCGGAACTGCTATGCCTTTATGTATACGCATAGGTCAGACTATATCACCATCCACTTGGGATGCTCCCCATTTCCACTCGCTTGAGTGTACTTCCTTTCGGAATAGTCGTTGAACCTTCATCTCTCGATGCTTGGTAACTGATTGTCCTAGGTTGTCCAATTCCTAGGAGTTTCCAGTTTTAAAGGAGTTATTCGACAAGCATTACTGCTTGAAGTCGCACTTTATTCTACGAATGTCTGAGCGTTGTCTGTAAGATCGGTAGACTCAATCTGCTCTCTCTCGCCGTTAAGCTGAGGATAAGATTTGATCTTGCACAGTTCCGTAAGAGAACCAGCGGTTGTACCGAATTTAAGGATTGTACCAATTGTATTATGTGCTTTAGCAGACATAGTTTAATACCCCCTAATTAGTGGTGGTTAGTGACACCCACAGGATTGGATGCCAGTTAGTTGTTAGGTTTCCGACAAGTCTAAAAGACTGCCAGTATATCTTAGGTCATATCGACCTATATATCTGTGTACTTCGTTGTTCTTGAATCTCTGAGCAAATCCAGTGGAGTAAAAGCCCATGTTAAATAACACTTTCTTGGTTTCATCCTCTAGGTTCATTGCTACAGATTCTTTCTTAGCAAAGCACTCTATTTGTACGTTGACTATGATTCCACACTCATTGTTGGATAAATCCCTTGCCTGTATCCATGTGTAGTTGGTCATAGGCTTGAAGGAAATCCAGGGAAGAATTGCTCCCACATCGGATTTGCCGAATGAAATGTTTTTAGCCGGAATCACATTTGCGTCAACCAGTTCTTGTTTGAACCGTTCATATATCTCGGTGATAGGATTTTCGGTGATAGTAGCCATGTCAATAACTCCTAAAATGAGCAAGGGCAAGGACTCTAGCGTTCTGCCTTATCGCAACACCAGCGTTGTATAATGGCATTGCCGCCGGAGTACCATGTGTGAGTCTGTACTTGCCGTTAGCATCGGTGTATCCCCATTCATCGAATTGTCCGAAGCCCCAACCGTAATCACCGATTGTGTAGCCTAGTTCAACGCCATAGGGATGAGGGGATGAACCAGCCGCACCGTTGTAGTACACGCCAGCACCAAACTCAACAAATACTGCTTGTTCTCCTTGCAGTCGTAATGTGACCGACATATCACCTTTCTTCTCACCATTCATAACATGAGGGCTGTGAGTAGACAGGTTAGGCGGCGTATAGTCACTTGCTACGTCTTGAAGGCTTGCATCAGCTTCCATGATTCCCTCAAGAGCAAGGTCTTTAAGGAACTCTCGGTTATTAGCAAGCACTTTGTTCTCGTAGGCTCTGATTTTCTTTGCCGCTTTCAGCAACGAATCGGCTGAAAGAGCGTTAATTGCCACTTTCATAACTTCCTACCTCGTCACCGTTCTTCTTGATAAGGTATCTTGCAACCGTACCCATTTTGGTATCAACTTTTCTCTTGAGTGTGTAGTCCGGCTGAACTGTAGGCTCACCGTCATTCGTCATCTTGAGCGTTCCGTCATTGTTCAACTCAGGAGTGACATCTACCCAACATTGCATACCTTCAATGGGCTGAAAGTTGCGATCAAAAGAAGTGATATATCTGTCATAGCCCGGCACAATACCAGCCGCATAATCTTCCGGCGTACTGCCAGTAGCGGAAACGGTGAATCTGTGCATCTCCGGCTTGGAAAATGTCGAAGTCTCGTCAATTCCTGTGAAGCCCATAGACTTGACCGAAAACCATATCTCTTGAGTCTGTCTAATTAAACTCCTCATGTATATCCCCCTAAAGTAATAGTGCCTAGCCCAACCCCGAAAAGGCACTCCCTACAACCGTTGTGGAGGGTCAACGGTCATGCTAACCGTCTTAAATAGTCACAAACGGCACGACTCGGTGATTGGTATATATGTTGCCCTTGTTATTCCACATTCGGTAGAGGCCGGATTCGATGTGCATTGACTGAAATTCCACGCCCTGTTGGATGCAATCATATAATGCCAAGTCTGCGATGCAACTTTTGTGCTTATTCATGTCAGCAAGGATTCTTTCGTCATCCCATGATTCGGGATAGTTTCTGTACTCCTTAAATGCCAACATTGCCCTTTCGGAAAAGACACTCATCACTTCGTAACTCATAGCATCTTCGTTGAGATACTGTGTGAGAATTGTGGTTATCTCTGTTTTAAGCTCGTCCATGATTTGTGCCTCTTAATTTATTTGGTTGGTCTGCCTCTTTTGATGGTCTTAGGTTTCTCGTCCTTAACGGACTCAGTAGCCTTAGTTTCGGGTTCAGAGTGAAGCACCTCTTTTGTGGTAAGGCTCTTCTTGTCCATCCCCCTACGTCTGAGCATCATTCCCATAAAAATTACTCCTTAAAAGGGTAAGCCCTCGGCTGAGAGCCTACCCACTATATTCGACCAGTCTGAATTACTCCTCAGGGAGCTTAA